TATTGAGTCAGGCAAGTTGGCCGCTAAGATGTCATCTGATAATGATCGCAATGAGACCCAAAAAGAAATTGAAGGGTTTAAAGCAGGGTTTAATTTAGTCAGGGATGCGTTAGACAATGAGTGAAAAGGCAACAAATAACTTGTTAAGTGCATTACAAGTAGAGTATCGTAACGAAATGAACGAGGTTAGCGACCACATGTCATCAGGTGGATGCAACTCGTTTGAAGATTATCAAAGGTGTGTGGGGGTCATTACTGGCCTTGCATATGCCGAAAGAGCGTTACTAGACCTGAATGACAGGATAGATCGCGACTAATTCGCTGCATAAGGCAGTGCATGGCGACTCCAGACGCCTATATCTGGTGCAGAGCGTGGAACATGACTGACACAGAAGAAACTAAAGCTAGCCAACTACCTGAACCACAGGGCTATAAATTACTCATAGCTCTCCCAAACCCAGACGAAAAGACTGAGGGCGGGATCATCAAGGCGCATCAGACCCTACAAGTTGAAGAAATTGGTTCAATTTGTGGATTTGTCCTAAAAATGGGCAAGGATTGCTACAACGATGAAAAAAGGTTCCCAAACGGGCCTTACTGTAAAGAAGGTGATTGGGTGTTGATGCGATCCTATAGCGGAACGCGATTCAAGATTCATGGCAAGGAGTTTCGTCTTATCAACGATGATAGCGTTGAGGCGGTTGTGGATGACCCACGAGGAATTGAAAAGGTATGAGCAAAGATACTGCTACAAGCATGTCCGAAGAGGACAAGTTCTTTGGCGTCAAGACCACCTTTGAGAAGGGCAAACCCCTTACCAAGGAAAGCGATCTTGAGCTAGAGGTTGTTGATGACAGGCCAGATGGTGACAGGCGTCCCCCAGAGTCAAAAGCTGCTGAATCAGGTACTGATGAAGAGCTAGAGCACTATGGAGAAAATGTACAGAAGCGGATTAAAAAGCTGACGTACAAGCAGCATGAAGAGCGCCGAAAGCGCGAAGAAGCTGAGAGGATGCGAGAAGAGGCGGTCAAGGTTGCCCAGCAGTATGCTCAACAAGCCCAGCATTACCAGCAGGTAATTAGTCAGGGCGAGAAGTTTATTCATGAGCAGGCAGAAGCCCGTGCTCAGGTGCTGTTTGAGAAAGCAAAGCAGGAATACCGTCAGGCCTATGAAGAAGGCAATACTGACAAGGTCATTCAGGCGCAAGAAGAGATGATGGCGGCAAAGAACGAGCAAAGTGCTGCTCAGTTTAACGCCAGAAATGTTAGGCAGCCACAGCCTCAGCAACAACGTCAGCAGCCTCAACAGAGACAACAAGCGGCACCGCAGCCAAAAGCTCCAGTGCCCTCTCAGCAAGCTCAAGAATGGGCCTCTGAGAATAAGTGGTTTGGTCAAGACAAAGCTATGACTGGCTTTGCTTATGGCATCCATGAGAAATTAGTAACTGAGGAAGGCATAGAGCCTGACACAGACGAGTATTATGAAGCGATAAATCGCACTATGCGACAGACGTTTCCAGATCACTTTGGCGCGGAAGAATCCGGTTCAGTCTATGCGACTTCCTCGACCCGTCAAAGCCCCCCCGTGGTGACAGCCCCCTCTACGAGGAATAATGGCGCTAAACCACGCAAAGTGAGGTTGAACCGAACCCAAATCGCTCTCGCAAAGCGACTAGGTATAACCCCAGAACAGTATGCCAACCAGCTTCTAAAGGAGTCTTGATAATGGCACAAGAGCGCACAAAAAGGGACGCTGAGTCCCGTGAAACTGAAAACCGACCATCCGATTCATGGAAGCCAGCTTCCGTGCTCCCCGTACCTGAAGCCCAAGATGGCTGGGTATTTCGATGGGTACGCACGAGCACCCTTGGACAATCTGATAACACAAACGTGTCTCAGAAGTTCCGTGAGGGCTGGATACCTGTGAAATCTGAAGATCACCCAGAGCTTCAAGTTATGTCTGACATCGGCTCCCGATTTGAAGGCAATATTGAAGTGGGCGGTCTACTGCTGTGTAAGGCACCACAAGCTCAAATGGAGCAACGCCAACAATATTACCAGCAGGTAGCAGAAAATCAGATGGATTCTGTTGATAACAGTTTCTTGAGAGAAAATGATCCCCGAATGCCAGTTCTGAACCCAGAGCGAAGCACTCGGACAACCTTTGGTAGAGGCTAAGTCCCGTTAGGGGCGAGGCCTGATATTCTTCAAGGAGAATACATATGGCTATTGTAGCTGCCCCCTCTGGTGCAGAACCCGTAGGCACTCTAAGTGCTTCAGGTTCTTTCACTGGTAAGGTACGCCATATCAAGATTGCGTCAGCTTATGACACCTCAATCTTTTATGGTGACTTTGTAAACTTGGTAGCGGCAGGCACGGTTGAGAAGGCCGCTGTCACCACTACTGTTGTTGCTGGTACTGTTGGAATCTTCGTAGGCTGTGCTTACACCGATCCCACCACTAAGCAGCCCACGTTCAGCCAATTCTGGCCTGCGGATAACGCAGCGACAGACGCGGTTGCTTACGTGGCTGATGACCCTAAGCTTGTATTCCAGATGCAAGCAGACGAAGCTATTGCCCAGACTGGTCTTGGTAATAACGTCGCTGCTGTAAGCACCGCTGGCTCTACAGACATTGGTCGCAGCCGTAATGCGTTGGATGGCGGTTCTGTCGCTGTCACCGCTACCCTTCCACTCCGAATCGTTGACTTTGTTGACGGGCCTGATAGCGCTGTAGGTGATGCTTTCACCGATTGCATCGTGACTTGGTTGCCCGGAAGCCATGCATACGATACGGCTCTAGGCGTTTAAGGAGACTGACTAATGGCTATTTCACGCGCACAAATGTTGAAAGAGCTTCTCCCCGGTCTGAACGCCTTGTTCGGTCTGGAGTATGAGAAGTACGAAGATGAGCACACGATGATTTATGAAACTGAATCATCTGAGCGCTCATTTGAAGAGGAGGTCAAGTTATCTGGCTTTGGTTCCGCACCCGTCAAGGCTGAAGGCTCTGCTATCAGCTACGACAGTGCTCAGGAATCATTCACTGCCCGATACCAGCACGAGACTATCGCTCTGGGATACAGCATCACAGAAGAAGCTATGGAGGATAACCTCTATGATTCACTGTCTGCTCGTTATACCAAGGCACTGGCTCGCGCTATGGCTAACACCAAGCAAGTCAAGGCGGCTAGCCTGTTGAACAACGGTTTTACCACGTTCAACTCTGGCGACGGCGTTTCTTTGTTCAACACAGCACACCCTCTGGTAAGCGGTGGCACTAACGCCAACCGTCCAACAGTGGCTACTGATTTGAACGAGACTTCATTGGAAGACGCAGTAATTAACATTGCTGCCTACACCGATGAGCGTGGCCTGCTGATTGCTGCACGTCCTCGCAAGTTAATCGTACCCCCCTCGCTGATGTTTGTGGCTACTCGCCTCATGGAAACAGATCAGCGTGTTGGCACTGCGGATAACGACATCAACGCACTGCGAAACAACGGTTCGATCCCTGAAGGCTACGGCGTCAATCACTTCTTGACTGACAACAACGCTTTCTTCATCACCACCGACATTCCAAACGGAATGAAGATGTTCCAGCGTACTGCGATGGAGACCTCTATGGACGGTGATTTCGACACTGGTAATGTCCGATACAAGGCCCGTGAGCGTTACAGCTTCGGCGTATCTGACCCACTTGGCATCTACGGGTCTCCCGGAGCTAGCTAAGTATACTAAGGGGCTTCGGCCCCTTTTTCTTATTCTAAAATCTGGATTAAAAGCCCCAGCGACGGGCCAGACCGACGCTATGCAGACTCTGGGGCAACTTGCATAGAAGGATATGTAAAATGGCATCATCAACTTTTAGCGGCCCCGTAACTTCAACCGCAGGCTTTATCGGCGGCGTTACCGGATACACCACAGTCCCTACAATTGACGTAGTAGGACAGCCCGACGCTTCAACCTTCGCAGCAGGCACTATTGCTTATGCTGCTGATGGAGCGGCAGGATCGCCTATTTTAGCGTTCTCTGACGGCACCAACTGGTTACGCAGCGACACAGGTGGCGCAATCTCGTTAGTCTAATAGGAGAAGTATATGCGACCAATACGACAATCAGTCGCAGTCACAGGCGTTTCTTCACCTATCGTAACGGATCACTATATTGGCCCGTTTAATGTGGGGTTTGGCGTTGAAGCTGCGGCTACAACAACTACCGTAACTGTGCAGCACACGTTTGATGACGTGTTTGCTGCCGACTACAATCCAGCTACTGGAGTGTGGTATGATAATGCTGGGGTAGACGCGAGCACTGTCGGCAATGTTGACGGAAACTATGCGTTTCCTGTTACCGCCATCAGAATCAATGTTACGGCCAACACCAGCGGCAGCCCCGTCAACTTTGTTGTTGTGCAGGCTGGACGTACAGGAGATTAACAATGACCGTTAATGTAAAAGCCTTAAAGGACTTTCAGAAGGTTTGGTCGCCTGTTATTGAGTCGATCCCGCAGGTTCTTGAAGCTGTAGCTGTACAAGGCAACTTGGATAAAGCCATTCAGTCTAAGCAAGCTGAGTTAGACATGGCTAAAACTGCCGTTCAAGAGGTTTTTGATAAGGCCAACCAAGAGCTTGACCAACTAAAAGCTGACGCATCAAAGCTACGAGATGAAAGAAAAGAGACTCAAGACCTCATTGCTGCTGACAAGTCAGATGCAAAAAAGACTATCAGCGAAATGAAAGATAGAGCCTCAGCCCAGCTAGCAACAAGGCAGGCCAAGCTTGAAGAAGTGTCTGCCAGACTGTCCAGCGTTGAAGCCGAGTACAATGAGAAGGCTGACGCTTGTCGGCGCAATCATTCAAAGCTAATAGAAGCTCAAAACGAAGAAATTCGTGAACTTGAGAAGACTAAGGCTCAGGCAGAGAAAGCGCTTGAGAGACTTCGCGAAAAACTGGGTTAACCCGCTGTGGGTGTTAGTGTCTATTCCAACAATGGGCGGCAGGAGGTTATCTTGCTTGATGAGCTGCCTTCTGTCACCTATGTTGGTTACGGATCGCCCAGCGCCAGCCAAGATCAGCCTGTTTGGAAGATTAAACGTCTTTTGACTACAGGTACGGTTCTGGCCGTAGAATTTGCTGACGGAAATCCTAAGTACGATAACGTCTGGGACAACCGTGCATCGTTGAGTTATAGCTAATGGCAGCGCCCGTCTACAGCACAGACTTAACTGATATCAACCTTGCTGAGAGCACAACCGGATGGTCTGCTCTTGGCGGGGGTGGTGCAGGCTTGTCTGTGGAACCTGACTTCTTTATTCAGGGTTCAAACTGCATCGCAAAGCAGATAAAGAATGAAACAAAGGGCCAGCACTACAACAATGGTGCAACGGCTCAAGGCGCAGATGACCACGTTTATGTGTGGCTTTATGTGTCCACTCCGGGAACTACAGACTTACTCACTAATGGTGGCCTTCGGGTCACTCTTGGTACGTCTGGAACGGCTAGAAAAGAATACTACGTAGCGGGAAATGACACTTATTTTCGTGGTGGCTGGATTTGTTACCCTATTCGGTATTCGTTAACGCCAGATAACGCTGTCGGGAATGCGGGCGCAACACCAAGCTTTTTTGGTGGGGTCATGCAAGGGACGGTGAGTGTTAAGTCTCCCAACTTGGGAGTTGATGCCATCCGTTACGGGAGCAATGTACAAGTTACTGATGGCGTAGGGCAGCCAGCAAGCTTTGTCAGCATTGCTCAGTTTGCAGACAATTTGACCCGATCTTGGGGGCTTATCCAAGAAATCGGGGGCGGCGTTCAGCTACAAGGCAAGCTGCTGATAGGCACAGGGGCCGCTCAAGCGGAGTTTTCAGCCACCAACACATTGGTGCTGTTTCCAGATAATAACCCTGTGGCAGTCAATCAACACACGCTGGCTGGACACAAAGAGGTTATTGTAGATAACGCATCCTCAGTGGTTACTTGGGACGGGGTTACATTCCTGTCTCTGGACGCCACAGACAAGGGCGTTATTACTATTAACACCTCAAGCTCAACAACTATTGAGAGCTGTGTATTTCAAAACCTATCAACAACCGGACTTGACGTATCGGCAACAGTAACTAACAGCAGTTGGATTCTTTGCGACACGGTGACCGCAAGTCAAGCGACCTTTACAGGCTGCACCTTTACAGATATGACAGGCGCATCATCCCTGATAACGGATGATTTGGGCGATGTTACAGACTGTACGTTTAACTCAGACGGGTCAAATCATGCGATAGAGCTAACGTCTATCGGCACTGGCAGCATGAATTGGTCGTGTATAACAACAGGCTATGATTCTGGATCGGCAGGATCGCCTGTGACGCCAACAAATACTGGCAATGAAAGCCTGTTTGTTAACGTCGGGACTGGTACACTAACGGTTAACGTAGCCTCAGGCTCCACAGTACCTAGCATAAGGTCTGCTGGAGCCACGGTTAACGTAGTTGTTGGTCAGACAACAGTTACGGTTACGCCGCTTACCATCAACACAGAGGTTCGCGTATTCTCAAGGGACGGCAGCGGAAACAACGATGTCGAGCTTGCAGGTGTCGAAAATAGCGGCACATCATTTCAGTTTACTTTAACTGCTGGCACGATCGTTAATGTAGTGGTATTTAACATTACAAAGCTGCCCATCGACATCTACGGGTATACAGTGCCATCTGCTGACGCAAACCTTCAGGTTAACCAGCAAAATGACAGGAATTACCTTACATGAAGAAGACTAGGAAGAAGCCTGACGAAGACTTTATTCGGTCTGTTCCCAGAAAGAAGGTTCGCTACATCTTGTTTCAGGCGCAAAGAATTAAAAAAGAGGGCGGCACTCGACTAAACTCCGAGTCTCTAGGCCTTACTAATAAACAAGTTAATGATATAGAAAGCCATTACATCGACAAAGATCACCCCTTAGAGAATTTCTCTACAGGATGGGATATAGGTTTGGACGATGTATTCGTTATGGCTAACAGGCCTGAAAAATATTGGCTGTTTGGAATAAGACCTTGGGTTCGCGTACCAAGACCCGTTGAAAAAATACTGATCCTAGACGAGGCAAAAGGTCTTGTAGAGGTCAAAAAAACATGGTTCGACTCTCTTGATGAAGGGCGTAAGTTCTTCAAAGATAAAGGCTTTATTATAAAGACTGGAGAAGGGCCAAAAGACTTTCAATTAGATTACGACAAGATACTCGAAGACGTGGATTCTAGAAAATCTTGGCTAACGGAGACTGCTTAAATGGCGATTATTAACGATCCCGATCAAATCACTGCTGGCAGTGAGGTTGCTTACACTGTCGCAACTCAGATCATTACCCTTACCGAAACAGGCAACCTTAGTGCTGACGGAATTACAGGTCAGGCTCTTTACTCATTCTCAAAAGAAGAATGGAAAGATGATTCTCTGACACAGGGTCTTATCAAGTACCCATTCCCTATGCTGGCTATTACGCCTGAGCAATTTGAGTTTGGCAATAACGGAACCACATTCTCTAACTGGAAGTTGAATTCTGAAGCTGCCAGAAAGCTTATGCGATTCTGTGGATTCCGCGAAAACAATGACGCAGGCCTAGTAGCCCGAGAATATCTTGGCGCTATTACGCTGGGCAATATTGATGGAACGCCTACTGGCGGCGGTGACAAAGCCTATTTCTATGTTGATGGTGATGCTACAAAGAAAGACACCACATTTGCAGAATTTACCTACGCTGGCCCCGTTAACGAGCCTATCCAGATTTTTGGTAACACGGCTGTAGACGCAAGCTCTCCGATCAACGCCGACTATCGCGACACCAGCACAGCGACGGGCGAAGACCTTATCTTGCGATTACGTATCTTCGGAAAGACCTACGATACCTCTGGCGCAAGAGCTATTGGTTTTGATGCCAGCAGCTTGACATATAACGCACAGCGATTCCCGCTTGCAGAAGCAGCCGATCCTGTTATTACCGATCTTGGCGTTACTACCTCAAACATTGACAACGATGCACCATACACAGATATGGATATTGGTTGGTATGCTGTCGCTCAAAGTCGATCTGGATTTACGGTGGGTACTGCTGAATTCGGAATCATCATTGATGGCGACGTATCTGTACCACAGCAAGACGGTGGCGGCGATGCAAGTGCGGAGCAGATTTACGCTTGGACTCAGCGTCAACTTATCAAGGATAAGGCGACAAACATCAACACCCAGACAGGTAGTACCGCAACAAACTACTACGGTGTGTTTACAGAATCCCCCTTGGTTCTGGCGTCCACAGGAAACACGCTGTCATCAAAGCAGATTGTCAACCTAGACACTTCAACGCTTATCGGTGTTTATGTTGACTCATTCTCCACGGATGACAAGAACAGGGTTGAGTTCAGGGATAACGGTACGCCAGCAGGTACGGCTCCGGGCAACCTTGTAAGCTTCCCGTTTGCTGCGACCTTTAATTTAGTATTCAACAACAACGCTCAGAATGATGCTGCTGCTAAATACTGGCTGTACTACAGATACACTCGCGACACCAATGTATCCGATCTAACAGTCACGCCAACTACCGGAGCTACAGCAACCATCGGCTCTGCGGCTGGAGTGGATTTCACATCAACCACAGATTTCGGGGTAGGCGCTCTGTCTAATGGCGATTACATTGAAATCCTTGGTGCAAGCAACTCAGTAAACAATGACATCTGGGTTATTACCTCAGTGCCTACTGCTAACTCGTTTACTGCTGATCTTGTTAATGGTCAAACACCTATCACAGAGACTGCTTTTGCGGGTGAAATCTACAGGACGCCAATCGGGTCTCCAGACGCTGTGCTGGTGCAGAACTTTGCCAACACTCCAATTGGAGACAGCACTATTGGCGGGGCGGCAACACTGCCATTTGACTATGACTATGATCAGGACACTGTTGGTGGGCGTGATGTTACGGCAAATGCTCAGGTTGTTCTGAAGGTAATAGGAACCACTACCGCCCAGTACGCTGAGGCAAACTTCAGCATCGCCAGAACTACGGGACAGCAGTTCCCAATCACGGCACCGCTTGAGCGAAACTACACCACGTAAGTAGGAGCCTAGCATGGCTGGAGAAAAGCGATATACGCGAATACCCCCTGAATCAACGGGGGATCGCGTTTTAATGATTCAGACTGCCTCTATAGGATTTGAGGGGCAGACTGACTCTACTTATCAGTGGCAGATTGGCAAGATGTACACTGTTAGCGGTGGTGGCGGCCCCACCATGATGGTGCATCTTCATAGTGTTTTTGATGAGGGGACTACGGGCAGCATAGAGGTTCACTACTCAAAGTCAGACGTCTACAACAATGTCACGCCTATTGCTGGGCAAACAATTACTGACCCAGACTCTGTAGTAGTAGCCACAACAACCGCAGATATTTATGACATCTATATTCCCGGTCAAAACATCATGGGTTTTGATAACCCAAGTTTTGGTCTTGATGTCGATATCACAGGCTCTGCGAATATTCGCTTTGCGGAAGGCCTTCCTCAGCTAGACGCTTGGGGAAAGCTTCGGGTTAGCGGCGGCACTCAGCTTGGCGATTATGTGTTTGGTCAGGAAGTTGTTTTTACAGATAACTTTTCACCTGTAAAGCTGTCTGGAGGATACACCACATACAGCAATACCCGCCACTCCGTTAGTGTTGGTGTAGACAACACCGTTGACCCCGCAAACGGATTTGCCTCAGCATCATCGAATCAGTATCACCACTACATTGCAGGCTCAAGCCACCTATACGCAGGCACCGCGCTACTAAACGCGCCAGCCGCCACGGGCAACACTCGACAGTGGGGCTTGTTTGACGCCAATAACGGGTTTATGTTTCGTGTGGGCACTGGCGGAGTAAACGCTGTTGATAACACGGGGTTTAGCGTTGTAGTTCGATCCAGCATCCCTTCAGCACCGCAGAAAGACACGATCATTCCTCGCGCAGAATGGAACGGTGACAAGCTAGACGGCACTGGAGACAGTCAGTCTACCATTGACCTGTCAAACATCAACATTTGGTGGATCGACGTACAGTGGCACGGTGCTGGACGTACACGCTTTGGGACATACATAGACGGGCAACGAGTTGTTTGTCACTCGTATTACCAAGGCAACGAGTTTGGGCAGGCAGTCAACCAAAGCACCTCACTGCCCTGCTGCTTCTCTACCAAGTCAACAGCAGGTTCTGCGACAAACTTGTACATTGAAACGTGGTCTGCGGCGGTATGGACAGAGAGCGATATTGACCTTCGGGCTTACGGTTCAACGTCTACTTATGCGTCACCACATACTGCGGTTACAGCAAATATATCAGATAACTGGCAGTACCTTTTTGCGTTAAGCCCTAGAGAGCTTCATGCTAACGGACAAGTAAACCATAGTCTTTACGTTCCTACGTCTATTAATGCTTATGCGTTTAACGATAGCAACGACGCTGGCACTCCCACTCAGTTTACTGCCGCAGACGCCATTATTGACATTAAGATGGAAATTAACTCCATCCAAGATGCCAATATATTTACGCCAATACCGGGAACAGAGGTTGAGGTGTCCACCAACGGCAATAACTATGAGGCTGGAAAAACCATCTTGCAGGATATGTTCAAGGGGCGCTACGATAATACGCTAACCGATACATTTAACAACCTTCAGTATGGCGCTGTAAAAAACTTTCCTGATGACGGTGGAACAGTTGAGAACACTGTGGTGACCATTAGTGCTGCGTCCCCTGCTGTAGTGCAAGTGGGCGAGCGTCTTGCTGCTAGACAGCCTATGGAAGCGACATTTCCGTTTAACACAGATGGCGGCAAGTACACCATATCAGGCACAGACAACGCCAACTACAACGACACCGCGTTCTTTGTTAAGCCAACGGGCACCACAACGGCAGAGCTTTATGCGGCCTATGATCCTGTAACAGCAGTCTACTCAAGCCCTATTGACGGCGCAGCACTGGGCGCAGCAACGGGTGGATTACTGAAAGGATTTCAGGGTTCTAGGGTTGTTTGGAGCTTCTTCGCGAAGACCAGAACAGCTTACTACCCTAACGCAAAAATTATGCTTGTTGTGAACTGGAAAGAAATAGTCCAGTAATATGCCCAACATAAACCTCAATTATGGGCATTGGACGTTCTGGGCACCTTATCAGACAACAACGCTACCGTTTACATTTGGTACGCAGAAAGTTGTGTTTGATGGTCAGCTAAAGCACATTCTGGTCTCTGAGGGCGTTACCACGCTAAACATTGAGGCCGATGTTTATTCGGCATGGAAAGAGTGGACTTTGGGCGTAGGCAGCAACTACGACTCGGCCATACGAACAATTGGTGGAGACCCGACAACGGCAGGCAACTTTGCTGGAGACCTTTACTTTTTGATTAATGGCTGGAAGCTGTTAATAGACATAACCAAGGTTAAGGTTTCGGGCGTATTATTCTCGGATGACTTTGACACGGCATATTATAACTATGATGTCGTGCCAGTGTTCCCGGCAGAGGTTTCCTCTATCGTTAACAAGGTGTCTACAGGAGGCGGGTCAGACCCAGCGGTTATCGCAGATGCAGTCTGGGACGAGCTTGTATCAGGACATACAAACATCACCACCTTTGGTGGATTGGTTAATGAGACTAAGTTCCTCAGAAAAGCCATCTACCTTGATGTAGACCTTGTTGCAAATGGTGACGGCTCTCAGCGCAGCCCATTTAATAACCTGACAAGCGCTATAGACGCGGCAGAGCTAGAAGGTATTAGGGAGCTTTATCTGACAGGCGATGTTGAGCTAAACAGGAACCTAAAGAACTTCACTGTCATTGGCGTCGGAAAGCCAGAGATTGACGCAAACGGCCAAGACTTAAAGAACACTAACTTTGAGCTTTGTAAGCTAAAAGGCGAATTCACTAACTCAATAGTTGCCCAGAATTGCACATTGTTAGATGGGGCATTCTTGAATGGCTTTTATCAAGACTGCGCTCTAGATGGCGATATGACGTGTATTTCAGGCGGTGAAGTGTTTATGAGTAACCCCGCATCTAGCGTGGCAGGAACTGGAAGGCCCACTATTAGCATGAGCGGCGCTCTTCTTAGTATGCGCGGATACAATGGTGGACTAACCATCTCTGATTGCAACACTGTGACTGACAGAGTTACAGTTGACATGTCATCAGGGTCGCTGACGTTTGACGCATCGTGTACCGCAGGGGTGATGGTAGCTCGGGGAGTCACTAGCTTTGTAGACTCCACGGCAGGCGCAACAGTTGTTAATGAGACAATAAACAGGCAGCTAATAATTGACTCTGGCGGCGGCGGCACAGGAAGCGGCCTAACACTAGAACAGTTTATAGCACTGAAGGATTGATATGGCGACCCCACGTAAAGGCAAAGCTAAAGTCAAGGTTACTAGCAGCGGCAAAAAGGTCAGCTACGGTCAGGCGGGAAAAGCCAAAGATGGCGGCAGACGTGTAAAGCCCGGAACATCTAAAGGCGACTCGTACTGCGCTCGCAGCCTTGGAATAAAGAAGCGCCTGTCAAAGAAAAAGGCAAACGACCCCAATACACCAAATAACCTAAGCCGAAAGCGCTGGAAGTGTTCTGGCGCTAAAAGCAAGAAGTAGGAGGTTACATGCCAATTACGAGAGCGCAAGCTGGAAAGCAGACCAAGAACGCACCCAAGACCAAGCGAATGAAAAAGGGCGGTACTGTTAAAGATGCCTGCTACAAGAAAGTCAAAAAGAACTACAAGGTGTTTCCCTCTGCATATGCGTCTGGTGCTATTGCAAAATGCCGAAAAGCTAAGGCTAAAGGCAAGAAGTAATGGCAGTCAGGAAGACGAAAAAGGGCGCAGCACTAAAGCGGTGGTTTAAAGAAGACTGGAAAGACGTCAGCACGGGTGAGTCGTGCGGCAGAAAAAAAGGCGATGGCAGGGGAACACCTTACTGTCGGCCAACCAAGAAGGTGTCTAGCAAGACACCAAAGACATCTGGGGAAATGAGCGCTGCTGAAAAGCGCAAGAAGGTTGCTGAGAAAAAGAAGTTAGGGCAACCAAAAGG